GGGTGCTTGGGCCAATGGTAATGGAATACCCTGACGTTGTGCAGCGTGAAGGTTTCTTGAAAGAGTTTGTTTCCAAGAGAGGTTGCCTTATGGGCTTGCCTCTTTCTTGGTTCGTCCTCTCTCTTGTGAACCTTTGGGCTGCTGAGACGTCTTGTCGCCTGGCGATTGGGGATAGGAAGGGAGTCGAAGACTACTTCCGCCTTGCAATCTGTGGCGATGATTTGGTATCCATTATGCCTAAATTGGCCCAGTGGCACTACCAGAACTTGATCACTAGAGTAGGCTCTGGGCTGTCCGCTGGGAAACACCTTGAATCGGATCGTCTGCTCATGTTTACTGAGCAGGCATGTGTCCTGGATCTGGTGCAGGAGAGGGCACCGTTGAATACGATTGCTGGAAGGATTGGCCAGACCCTGACCTCCTTGAAGGCCCACCATATGGTAGATGCGATGCCGTTGAAGTCCTTGGTTTATCCAAGTCACTTCTCCGGTATGCATTCTGCCCTTAATAGTGAGCTTCCAACGTGGGCTGTCAGTGGTCCGGCTATCTCTTCCGCAATTCCGGCGTGGTCGTCGGAACGTGTTCGTAAAACGGTGTATCTCCTTTCTAAAGCGTTGAGGCCCGAGTTTAGACTCTTGAGAGATCTTGGTATACCGCCGACTCTTCCCCGTGAGCTTGGAGGGGGAGGATTTCCCGGTCCCACTCCTGATTATGGCTTCCGAAAGGCAACGCAAACATGGAAGCGCGCAATCACTCTGGCCGTTTTGACAGGCAAGGGTGACTGGGCGCGGAAGCTTACTAACATGTGGAGGGTGTGTGGAGTTGCTGGCGATTCGGTCGCAGAGTGTCTCGAGATGGCTAAGGAGGATGTTCCTGCATATGTGTTTGCAGAAGCTCCTTCTATGTCTCGCGTTGACGCTCGTAATGCTACCATTCGCGGTCACAAGGTCCTGTTTGAACGCGATCTGATTCTTCGGATTGCGTCCTTGTGGGCACCTGTGACTGCGATCGCCGGCTTCCACTCCCCTCGTAAGTACTGTTTGAAGCTTCACAAGTTTGTGGCGTTGATTAAGAAACATATCAGGAGTGTGGGTCTCCTCCCTGCTCATCTTTCTCAATTTAAGTCGTCCGATTCTGACATTGTCAGCCGTTTCCAAGCGCTGGAGCAAGGACGGGCTCTCGTAGTTCCTTCTGAGAAGCTGCCTCCTGCCATGAGCGTTAATATATTGGGTACCAGAC